CGGCTGATGCTTGTCAGATAGCTGCTCTGGTGTCAAGCCGCAAAAATGCGCCAACAGGTCCGACCACCTGCCGTTGGTGAGTTCAGCAATGGTCATTGGATCGTCAAAACGTATTGATGCACCGCCTTGGTGCCTTCTTGCTTTTCTTTGCGCCGCGCGTCAGCAATGACATCCAGTCGCTCGGGCCAAAGCCGCTCCACTTTGTCGAGCAAAGACGACTGCAGCGCGTGATCCAGCTTTGCAATTCGAGCCAGCTCGTACGGATCCGACTCACCGGTAAAGGCGTGATACAGCAGATCTGGCGTTAGCCACGCGTCGAGCTCGGCAAGGAATCTAGCTTTAAGCGGGCTTGGCTTCATGGCTGAGGATTGGGCGCTGAGTGCAGTGCTTGCTCCAGTAGCAGCCTGATAGCAGTGGCGCGATTCATGCGATCACCACGCCAAGCATCAAGCCGCTGCAGGAGATCCGGCGTGAGTCGTATATGGGTTGGATGGGCCAGTCGCACAGGTTTTGGCGGGATGCTTGCCTAGTGTAGCCGTGGCTGCTACGCTTGCAAGTGGCTGCACACCGCCATGACCTACCAAGACTTCATCACATCAAAGGCCACCGCTACCAGCTCTTGCGGTTTTGAGCCGCAGAGCAACTGGGATTTGTTCACGCATCAGCAAGCCACCTTGCAGTTCGCTTGCCGCAAAGGTCGCTCTGCGGCATTCCTCGATACAGGACTTGGCAAGTCACGCGTTGAAGCGGCTGCGGCCGCTGAATTCATGCAGGCCAGTGGCAAACCATCTCTCATCCTCACGCCTCTTGCTGTTGCTCGGCAGATGAAGCGCGAATGCGAAGCCATCGGCATTGATGCCGCCATTGTGCGCGAGCAATCAGATGTCACATCTGGAGTAAACATTGCCAACTATGAACGTTTGCCCAAACTCGACACATCTATCTTTGGCGGAGTTGTGTTAGATGAAAGCAGTATTCTTAAGGCTTTCACTGGTCCCACAAAACGGATGCTTTGCGAGGCTTTTGCGGACACCCCCTACCGACTCGCGGCAACCGCCACACCAGCACCAAACGACCACATGGAACTTGGCCAGCACGCCGAGTTTCTTGGCGTCATGCCGGGCCCTGAGATGCTTTCACGCTGGTTTATCAGCGATCAAACCACGATGGGCGGCTACCGGCTCAAGGGTCACGCGCAAGATAGCTTTTGGCGTTGGGTGGCGAGCTGGGCACGTGCTGCCACCTTGCCGTCAGATCTTGGCGGTGATGATGCCGGATTCGTGCTGCCACCTTTGAACTATCAAATTCACACGGTTGCGGCTGACATCACACAAGAGGTGCCGGATGGGATGTTGTTTCGAGTTCCAGATGGCAGCGCTACCACAATGCACCGTGAGAAGCGCCTAACGATGGATGAACGAGTGGCTTGCGCAGCCGATCTTGCCAACGCAGCCGATGGGCCCGTGATTGTTTGGTGTGAAACCAACAGCGAATCAACAGCATTGGCTGCAGCGATACCGGACGCTATTGAGGTTTATGGCTCAATGACGCCTGACGCAAAGGTTGCCGCATTGGATGCCTTTACTTTTGGCGAACGTCGCGTGATCGTAAGCAAACCAAAGCTGGCCGGCCTTGGGCTGAATTGGCAGCACGCTAACACCGTTATCTTTGCCAGTGTCAGCCACAGCTATGAGCAGCACTACCAAGCCGTTCGTCGTGCTTGGCGCTTTGGCCAGACAAATCCAGTCACTTGCCACGTGATTATCAGCGACACAGAGGCCAGCATCTGGAACAATGTGCAGCGTAAGGCCGACGATCACCAACGCATGAAACGCGCCATGGCCAAATCCATGCTGCGCTCACAGCAAGAGGCAATCTTGCGCCGCGCTTATCTGCGCACACCTGTCGTCACTCTTCCCGACTTTTTCTAATGAAACCCGATTATCAAGGCAACAACTGGGCAATTTACAACGCGGACTGCGTTGAGTTGCTGATGGGACTACCCGACGACAGCATTGATTGCGCTGTGTTTAGCTCTCCGTTTTCGTCCCTGTACATTTACAGCGACTCCGAGCGCGATATGGGCAACAGCGCCTCGCACGAGGAGTTCCTTGAGCATCATCGCTTCATGGCGCGCGAGTTGTATCGCGTAATGAAGCCAGGCGCTGTGATCTGTGATCATGTAAAGGATACGGTTTTCTATCAGAACAGCAGCGAAACCGGCGAAGGCGGACTCTATCCGTTTTCAGACGAAGCTAGCCGCAACTATAGGACCGTTGGCTTTTGTTTGCGTGCTCGCGTGACCGTATGGCGCGATCCAGTCCGCGAGATGCAGAAGACGAAGCACGAACGACTGCTGTACAAAAACATTCGTGAGAACAGTCGCGTAAGCGCAATGGGCATGCCTGAATACATTTTGGTTATGCGCAAGGAATCAAAGGGCAAAAACGTGGGCGAGCCGGTGACCCATACGCGTGATGAGTTTACGCTTGATCAATGGCAGCAATGGGCATCGCCTGTATGGATGGACACGATGCAAACCAAAGTGCTCAACGCCAGATTCAAGGCAGACAAGGACGAAAAGCACATCTGCCCAATGCCATTAGATCTGATCGAACGGTGCTTGACCCTTTACAGCAATCCGAACGACCTAGTGCTAGATCCGTTTAATGGCATTGGCAGCACAGGCTATCAAGCTGTAAAGATGGGCCGTCGATATGTCGGGGTGGAATTAAAGCCCGAATATGCAAAGCAAGCGGCTCGATTTATTTCAGCCGCTGAGGCTGAAGGGTCAAGCTTCTTGCCATTGGATCCGCAGCAATGAACCTCCGCCCCTACCAAACCCAACTCATCACCGACATTCGCTTGCAGTACCAGCTGGGGCACAAGTCAGTCCTAGCGGTGCTGCCTACCGGCGGCGGCAAGACGGTGTGCTTTAGCTACATCGCTGAGCAGGCTGCCAAAAAGGGCAATCGCGTCTGCGTGCTAGTGCACCGTGCTGAGCTGCTGGATCAGGCCAGCCGCGCTATGCCGGTGCCGCATGGCCGCATCAGCGCTGGCCGCGGCATGGATCTAAGCCGCACCGTGCAGGTAGCAAGCGTGCAGACACTGGCGCGCAGGCTGCACCTGCTGCCGCGTGATTTCTTCCAACTGCTGGTGGTGGATGAGGCACACCACACCACTGCCGGCACATGGGCCAAGGTGATCGAGCATTTCCATAGCGCCAAGCTGCTCGGTGTGACCGCAACACCAATCCGCTCAGACGGCCGCGGCCTAGGCGAGCACTATCAAACGATGGTGGAAGGCCCAACGGCGCAATGGCTGACCGAGCACGGCTTCCTTGCTGCTGCCAAGGTGCTGGCGCCGCCTGGGTTTGATACCACCGGTCTGCGCAAGCGGATGGGTGATTTCGATCCGCGCGAGGCTGAGCAGCGCGTTGGCACGATCATGGGCGACTGCCTTGGCCACTACCGCAAACATTTGCCAGGGCAGACGGCGATTGCCTTCTGCTGCTCGGTGGCACATGCGGAGGCAGTGGCTGATTTGTTCCAGCGCAATGGCATCGCCGCGGCCAGCATTGACGGCACGATGGACACCGCCACCAGACGCCAGCTACTGAGCGACCTCGGCACTGGCAGGCTGAAGGTGCTCACCAGTTGCGCCCTCATTGGCGAAGGCGTGGACGTGCCATCGGTCGGCGGTTGCATCTTGCTCAGGCCTACGGCAAGCGTGGCGCTGCACCTGCAGATGATCGGGCGATGCCTGCGTCCGCAACCCGGCAAGCGCGCCGTGGTGCTTGACCATGTGGGCAACACGCTGCGGCTTGGCCACCACTTGGAGCCACGCGACTGGACGCTCGATGGCTTGCGCAAACGTGACCGCGAGAAGGCGCCCAGCGTCAAGGTGTGCCCGCAGTGCTTCGCCACCAGCGCCAGTGCAGTGCAGACCTGCCGCGAATGCGGTCATGTGTTCGCGCCACAGGAACGGCGCGAGCTGCAGCAGGTGGATGGGGAGTTGGTGGAGGTAAAACGCGAGCTAAAAAGTGGCGACCCCATAGAGGTCAGATCATTTGAAGACAGCGCCCAAGAATGGGTAGGAGGTTGGAAATTTGGATACATTTACCCGCCTCGCCAATGGAACCGCCGTGGGGATAAAGATCAAAATCCGCATCCCGACGCCGAACCCAATCAGCCAAGAGCGCGATGCTTTGATCCAGACGGGAAGCCTTGGAGCGTGGCGCTTTGCGACCTGCGAAGCGTCTCCGGCGAGATTGCCGCCCGCGAACGCAAACGCGAGCAAGGTAAAGCCCGCGACCTAGAAGCCCTCCGCGAGCTAGCGCAGCAACGCGGCTACAAGCGAGGATGGGCGGAACGCGTCTACCAGGCGCGACTGGCTAAGAGGCATGGGATATGAGCAACGAGCATGTTGACTGGAACGATGAAACCGTGCCGATTGGCAAGCGCAAGGTTGCATTTGTTAAATGGCTAATGCAAGCGCGTAAAGTGCCGATGAAGGTAGCCAAGTCCATGGCTAACTCAAAGTTTGGCAAGTGACTGAGCAGCAAATCCAGCAACACATCCGCATCGCCTGCAGCCGCGGCCAGACCAGACTCTGGCGCAATAACACCGGCGCACTGCGTGATCAGCACGGCAGACCGGTGCAGTTCGGACTGTGCAAGGG